AGTGCCACGGCATCGGCCAACCACTCCTCATAAACGGGCTGGCATAGCCGTTGGGCCAGCCAGACGCGCTTGATTTGCCAGGTGCGCCACGCATCCATCAATGCAGCACGGCTGGCGGAATAGGAGGCGTTGAAGGCCTTGGCCAGCACCTCCTTAGGGATCCCTAAACCCATGGAGCAGATGTTTAGCATTGCCCCAAAAAACGGATCGAAGTTTGGATTTGGGCGGCCAGGAGTTGGGCTGACAATGCTTTCGCCTGGCATCAGGTTCACGGCCCGGCCGCTTTCGATCGTGCCGTCCCAATTAGCCGCGGCCAACATCCTTTGTCGTTCTTGATCGCTAAAAATAGTCGAGTCTGAAAACGCATCTGGGTCCATTTGCATAAACAGCGCCAGCGCTGCGCTGTTCACTGCCGCGTCCACTTCGGCGTCGGTGTACCGGGTTATCTGTTTGATTGTGGCAATGATCGGGGCCAGGATCGGCAGCCCACGGGTTTGGCCGGGCCGCTTCATTTCCTTCAGGTGCAAGACATTGCGGCGGCCAGAACTGCCCCGGTACGGGATGCGCTCCCATGTGTTGGCGGTTCGAGGGATCAGCCGGCCTGGGTGGTAGCGAGAAACCTCGATCGCTATCGGCTCGCCGTCGGCATCGCGCTCTACGCCATCAATCAGCGTGGCGGTATTCATCCGTCCATCTGGATTGCTGACCCGGTCAGCCTCAACAAGCTGCACCGTCAGCCGAAACGGCCAATCCTCGCGGCCCTTATCGCCGAGCAGTACAAACACATCACCGCTGGAATCGTGCGAACGCAACGCCAGCTGCTGCTGCTCATAGAAACACAGCTCGCCATGGCGATCGGCATACTGCGATTTTGCCCACATTCCGAACCGCCGCTCGGTCATGCTCTGCCATTCGCTGGCCTGTTCATCCGACAGGCCCAGCTCCTTGGCATCAATTCGGCTTTGCAGGCTGAGGCCGGTCCCAACAATGTGCGAAACCCTAGTCTCGATCGCCCCAGTCGCTACCGGTGCGGTCCTTTCCAGATCCCTGGAGAATGCGCGCAGATCGGCCAGCTCGTATTCGGCCTCACCGTCTGCATCCAGTAACTGTGGACGCCAGTTGGCAAACCGCGGCGACCGGGCCATTCTGCTGGTCCCGGTCATGCCGCCAAAAGCCATCATCCCGCCATGGCCCAAACGGTCAAGGTCAGCGGGCAGGGCCTGAGCCAGCGGGCGGTTTTTGCTGGGGCGGCGCTTTACCATTAGAAGTTGGGCCTAGGCGTGAATCCCCGGCCACGGCCATTGGCCCGGCTGCTCAGCTCCTGCACCCTGCGATCCCATATCTGAATTCCCGCCTGCACTTCTGCAAGGTCTGCACGCTTCAAGGTTCGGCCGCCAATCGTTTTTTCTTGGCCGGCCAAAATCTTCAGCTCCGCATCGAGATAATCCTCTAGCCGCGCTGTGGCGGTTGCCAGCGTGATACCTGCCATGGTCTACATCATACTCACCCAAACCGCCCGCCAGTGCCAAACCTATTAACCCCTCCCCCTCCCGTCCCCGGCGCCTGGGTGCCCAGGGTGCGGGCGAGCTGGGCCCACATGGTTCCTGGGGTGTAGCGACGGGTCACCAGCTGCAGCACCGCATAGGCGTAGCGGGTGCAGTCGCCACCCTCATCTCGCGCCCCGGTTGGTGCCTCCCAGTGATAGCTGATCTGGCCCCTGCTCCGCCGCGGCATCCGCCTCCAAGGGAACAGCTCCGCCAAGAATTGATCGGTTGAGCACAGGCCAAAATGCAGGTAGCCAGGGCCGACGGTCTCAACCCCTAACCGATATTGCAGTGATTTGACGCTTTCGTCATAACCCACAAAGTACAGATTAACCCCGTTTTTTACGATCGGCTTGTTTTTGCGGTTGATACTCACCGGCACGCCCCGGCCTAACAGCGGTTTGCCCTTTTGCGGAGCCCCTCGAACTGGCACCCAAGTGTCCTTACGGGTTGAGCAAAACTCGCGGACTGCCTGGCAGCTTGTTGCATCGCCACCCTCGTCGATGGCACCTCGCGCCAACCTGAGCACGGTGCCATCCTCTCGAACCCATTTGGTTTCGGCGATCCGGTCCAGTTGCGCAAGCGTGTTTTTGTCCTGGGGGTCGCCATCGATGTCCCAATGGCCCAGGTGCCAGCCCTCCTCCCCAACGCCCCAGCCCCAGACGGTGGCCACCAGTCGCTCGTTTGCCGTGCCGCCACCGCCCTGGGTGTCCACTCCAGCGGTTATCAACAGCACGCCATTGGGCACGCCGGTCAGGGTGAAGTCTTCGCCAAGAATCGAATAGCCGTTGCCCAGCTCCGTAGATTGCCGGCGCTTGGCCAGGTTGTCGGCCGAGACTTTGCCGGCCTGCGAGTCCTCCCAACCTTGGCCGAGCACCGTGTTTCTGAACGTCTGCATCGGCTCTGGGTCGCCTTTGCGCAACGCCTCCAGGGCCTCTTTGTATTCACGAACCAGAATTGCCCAGTCCGCCGCCGGTGAATAGCTGTAGGCCGCCCACACATGGAACCCAATAAGGCCAGGAACTTGGGCAACGGCGGTCGGGCGATCCTCGCAGCGCTCCACCATCCAGCGTTTTTTGCTGTGCGGGATTGGCTTTTTGCAATTCTCGCATTCATAATAAGCCGTGAATTCGCCATCTTTTATCATTTGATCCCATCGCAAAATTTGATAGTGATTGCAAAATGGGCAGGGAACAAAAAATTTTCTTTGATCAGATTTTTTGTATAATTCCTCTGTTCGCCCATCCTTAAATATCGGCGTACTGCCTACGCCTATTTTGCGATCCCAGTAATAATCTGCCCGGTTGCGACCTAGTTTGTAAACGTCACCTTCGTCAATCCTGCGATAAGCGTCAAATTCATCAAAGAGAACAATCTTTCTAGACTTGCGTCGAAAGGCCCGCCCACTGGCAGCGTTTACTACATCTATTAAACCACCATTGCTAAGCTGTTTTAGAAGGATTGTATTGCTGCTGGTGTTGCGTGCTTTGGATTCAGTTATCAGTCCCTGCAGCGCTGGCGTATCTTCAAACAATGGCTTGATTTCCTCCTTGCTATATCCTTCAGCATCTTCCTTGACTGGCTGCACAATCATGATCGGGCATGGATCATGGTGTGAGTAATACTGAACGACAACGCCCAACATCTTTGTCCAGCCGACGCGAGCCGACTTCAGGAAGACAACCGTCTCAACATTGGGATTGGTGAACGCATCCAGGATCGGCCGCTGGTATGGGAGCGTCCGCCATTGGCCTTTCTCTGCCGCGTTGCCGGTCATCACCGCGCCGCCATCAACCGTGGCCGGCTGGTCCGCATATTCCGAAAGCCGCAGTTTCGGCGGTGGCTTGAATCCGCCCAGGATGCGCCGCGTCAGCTCCTGCACCGCTGGCAGCGTCAAGGCTCAACCTCTGGGTAGATCTCCATTACGTCGCCCGCAGCGAGACCACTCAAGGCCTCGCGTATCAGGTCCATCAGCACCGCCACCTCGTCGGGTGTCAGGTGCGGGATTCGCTGCTTTGCCTTGCTTGGCACCCCCAGCATCACGGTACGTGTGATATTGACCGCTGCATCCCAAGCCTGCCCTACCTCCTCGCGGGGTAGCAGCATGTTCGCTTTGGTTTTGCGATCCATTTCCAGGATATTGGCCTTCTCAAATTCGGATCGAGCTCGACTGTCGTTGTAGCTGGGGATTTCTTCAGGCTCTGGGGAGTCGTCGGCAAGGGCCTGAGCAGGGGGACGCGACGGCCTGGCCTTTGCAGGCTGCTGAGCCCGCTTGGCCGTGGGCACTTGGCCTTCCGGCGTGGCGGCCTTCGGCCTGGGCTTCTGTTCTTGGTTGGCATTGGTCCCACGCGGCGCCGGGTCGGTGGCCTGGGCCCACTGATCATCAGCAAGAGCCGGGTCAATCTCCCAGCCCTTCCCTTGACGCTCAACCGCTGGAGGTTGGAGCCGACCATTCTTAATCGCCCTGAGCACTGATACATGGGTGGCCCCTCGGAGGCCCAGGGCCTTGCGGTGATCGGCGTACTGCTGGAGGTTCACTCTGCCCGCGTCACCGGCATCGGATTTGTACCCATGGACATATTGTAACCAGCTGCGTACAAAATAGGTTACAACCTTGTGATGCCAAGCGATTACACCGGTTACAGCCTGGCCCTGGCAA